TGATGGTCGCAGACAAGGTACTAGCGTGAAACAAGTGGGCCGGTGGTGGGTTCCGGAGGTGATGACCAGTGCGGGGAGTCATCTCAGTCGCGCGGAGGCGGCGCGTGTCGAACTCCAGCGTCGATTGGGGGCCGGTCGACGTCGAGTGGTTGTGCAAGCGGGTGGGCACATCGGGACGTATCCGCGTGTGCTTGCGACGGTCTTCGATCGGGTGTACACCTTTGAGCCGGAGCGACAGAACTTTGCCTGCCTTGTGCGCAATACGGACGACCTGCCAGGCGTATTTGCGGCGCGTATGGCGCTTGGGCTAGATCGTGGGTGCCGGGATCTGTTCGTGCATCAGACGCGCACAGGGCGGCATGCGCTCGTCGATCAACCGGGTCCGGTGCCAGTGCTCAGGATTGACGATCTCCGCCTGGATCTCTGCGATGCCATCGTGCTTGATCTCGAAGGGTCCGAGTTGGCGGCGTTGCAGGGTGCGCGCTGGACGTTGCAGCATCATCACCCTCTGCTCATCGTAGAAGAGAATGGCCGCCACGAGGACTACGGCATTGCGGCGGGGGCAATTGCCGCGTTGCTTCGCACGATGGGGTATGACGCGGGGATGCGGCACGAGGAGGACTTGATCTTTGACGTGGCCCGCACCTATGCCTGTCACTGAGCCGTGGGCGGTGCCTCGGGCGTGGGAGGGGGAGCGCTGCTACGTGCTCTGCGGAGGACGCAGCGTGCGCGCGCAGCAGGTCCATGTGCCTCGCTTACGAGGGCGTGTGATTGCCGTGAAGGAGTCGGTGCTGTTGCGCCCAGATGCGGATGTGTTGTTTTTGGGGGGCGAGCGCCTGTCGGAGACTGGGCCGGCGCTGCTCTCGGCGTATCGGGGGGACTGTGTCGTGATCCGTGGGCGTTCGTGGCCTGGGGCGCCTGCCTGGTGTCATCGGATTGGTCGCACGGAGACTCATGGCGTCTTGTCAACAGATCCCACAGCGGTCTGCGGATTTGATAGCGGCACCAGTGCGTTGAATCTCGCTGTGTTGTTTGGCGCGACTGAGATTGTGATGCTGGGGTATGACATGTGTGGGGGGCGGTGGTTCGATCATCCCCATCCACTCCCTGAGATTCCCCAGGCGCATTTCGATCGGCATCTGGAGCCATTGGAGGCATTGGCTCAGGATTGTCGGCGCCAAGGGATTCGTGTGGTGAATGTGTCACCGACGTCGGTGGTGCCTGGATTCGAGCGAGCCTCGGTGGAGGCGTTTCTGTCATGACGCTCTATTCGGTCTCTGCGCTCGAGGAGCAACGGCGTCTGCACGCGGACCCGCGAGGGTATGGGGGACGCGGTCGTAAGTGGCGCGATCTTGTGGTCGAGATGGGGACGACCTATCAGTGTCGGTCGCTTCTGGATTATGGCTGTGGACAGGGCACGTTGTGCGCGGCGATTACATCCGGCGCTCATCCGTTCACGGATATCCGGGAGTATGATCCGGCGATTCTTGGGAAGGATGCACCGCCATCTCCGGCGGAGTTAGTGGTGTGTACGGATGTGTTGGAGCACGTCGAGCCAGATTACATCTGGTCGGTGACGGAACATCTAGCCGCCATGACGATACGGGCGTGTTTCCTCGTGGTGTCGCTAGTGGAGACCAGTAAACGTCTGTCGGATGGTCGTCAGGCGCATCTGCTGTTGCGATCGGTGGAGTGGTGGGTCGTGCAGTGTGCGGCGCATGGATTGTTTGTCGCGCGGGACTTCGCGATCAAACCGGAGAAGCAATGGGTAGCCCTCCTGACGCGCCGACACGCTTGATCACGCGGGGGCAGTTCATGCGTCGCGCCTCGACCGTGCCCTATGTGCGCAAGGGCATGTTCTATTCCGAGGTGTTTCTATTCCTGCGTGCATGCCAGCGATTTGGTGTGGATTTCATCGTGGAGTCAGGGGTGCGCGATGGGATGTCGACCGCTCTTCTCTCGGCCTGTTTCGATGGAGAGATCGTGTCGATCGACCGCGAGGCGACGCTGTCACGATGGGATCGGGTGCGTGTGATTCGCGGAGATGCGCTGCTGATTGTGCCGTCCATCGTGGCGGAGTCACAGGGGCGTCGGATGGGGATCTTGCTGGATGGCCCCAAGGGACCGGTGGCGTGTGGTCTGAAAACGGACTGTTTACATGCGCCCCATGTCTGTGTGGTGGCGTTACATGATCAACCGCGTGGTCACGGAGAGCAGTGGCATAGTCACGATCCGCTACTGCAACAGTTGACGGCGGGATTGGATACGTTGGTGACGGAGGACTATCGGCAGAAATATCCCCTGGGGCCTGGGTTGGCGGGGTGGGAGCAGACATGCGTCCGTTGACGATCGTGCTGCCGTACTACGAGAACGCGGGCATGTTGCGGGAGCAGCAGCGGTGCTGGGGTGCGTTGTCTGAGGATGTGCGTCGGCAGTTGCATGTGATCGTTGTGGACGATGGTAGTCCGAGGGACCCCGCGAAACCGCATGTGCAGGTGCCCGAAGGGGTGGGCTCATACCGGCTGTATCGGATTCTGGTGGATGTGCGGTGGAACTGGCTGTGCTGTCGGAACCTGGGGATGCAGGAGGCACAGACAGAGTGGGTGCTCTTGACCGACATCGATCATGTGGCACCTGAGCGCACACTGCGGCGACTGATGATGGACCCGTTAGATCCGCAGGTGGTCTATCGCTTTTCGCGCGTGGATGCGCCGCACCAGACGCCATACAAGCCGCATCCCAACAGTTGGTGCATGACGCGGGCGATGTTTATCCAGATGGGAGGGTATGACGAGCGGTTCTCGGGCTACTACGGCACGGATGCCGATTTTCGCGATCGTCTCACGAAGATTCCGACGAATGCGGTGACGCGCCCCTGTCATACCGTCGTGATGCGGTCAGACCCGTTGATTCGTTATCCGCGGGAGGTGATCCCGGATGCGTCGACGACGACCTATGGGCGGAAAGAGCCGCAGGACGTGGAGCATGTGCAGCGGATTCGTCGGGAACGCGAGCGACTGTCCACGTGGTATCCCTTGCGCGTGACGTTTCCGTGGACGCGGGAGTTGTGAATGCTGTCGGTGGTGACATGGCGGTGGCAGTCACCGGGGTATCGGTCCACCTTCGGTCCGGAGACGGTGAATACCTTGCGACGCATGGTGGCGCGGCATTATCCGGTGCCGCATCGGTTCATTTGTGTGACTGATTTTCCTGATGGATTAGACGCTGACGTGGAGGTCGTGCCGGATTGGCGAGACTATGTCTCGGTGGCGAGCCCGTCTGGTGGTCGGAATCCGAGTTGTTATCGGCGCTTGCGGGCCTTTCATCCTGAGATTGGATCAGTGTTCGGGTCGCGGTTTGTCTCGCTGGACTTGGACGTCGTCATTACTGGCGATCTGCGGCCGTTATGGGATCGTTCGGAAGCGTTTGTAATCTATGGCGACACGAACCCGCGAACCTTCTACAATGGGTCGATGTTTCTGCTGGCGGCGGGTGCGCGGTCAGATGTCTGGACGCGGTTTGATCCCGCGACGTCGCCTCGTCAGTCTGCTGCCGCTGGACATCATGGGTCCGATCAGGGATGGATCTCCTATTGTCTGGGGCCACGAGAAGCCAAGTGGACAAAGGCTGATGGTGTCTATTCTTTCCGTAATGATGTGCAGCCCACGTCTCTACGTCGGATTCCTGATACGTGTCGCATGGTGATCTTCCACGGGGCGCATGATCCGTGGTCTTCGTATGTGCAACTCAACTGCCCGTGGGTCAAGGAGCACTACCAATGACGCCCTGGGATCTCGGGATTCGGTGGCATCTAGAACAGGCGTGGGACGAGGGGCCGGAGTGGTCGGCTGATCCGCTGTCCGAGGACTTTGTGTCACAGGAGCATCTACGATCCGCTCATCCCGAGGCGGAGGGGGTGTATGTGGCGCAGTTGATCCGCACGTCGCTTCAGGAGGCCGAGCGCATCACGGGGCGTTCGATTCTGCCGCAGACGTGGTCGTTGGTGTTGAGCGCCTTTCCTGCGGGTGGGATTGTGATACCGCGGCCTCCCCTATTGAGCGTGGCCTCGATTACCTATCTGGACCCCGATGGACTTCCGGTGGTCATGGCGAGTAGCCCGGCCGAGTTTCGTGTGGTGGCTCCCAGTGGCCCCCAGGCGGCCAAGGGCTGTGTCTTGCCGCTGGAGGGGGAGTCTTGGCCGTCCACGCAGGTGGGGCCGATGGCGGTGACGGTGCGGTATACCGCCGGCTATCCCTTGGGAGCGGATGGGATTGCCCAGGTGCCCTACGACATCACACAGGGGCGCCTGGTCTCGATTGCCGAGATGTACAAGCAGCGCAGTGAGTCGGTCCATATCTCGCAATCGGTCGCGATGCGGACGGCTCGGTCCCTGTATCGCGCGTACACCATCCAGGAATACTGACAATGGCGCTCCGGACGCGCACCAACGGCTCGGCGATCCCGATGGACCCTGGCGAGCGAACGTGCCGGGTCACGATTGAGCAGTTGTCTGAGAGTCGCGGGGCCTCGAGTTTTCCTGTCGAGTCATGGACGCCACTTGTGACGGTGTGGATGCGTCGCATGATGATCAATCCGGTGCGCGCGGATTACAGCGAAAAGTTCCTGGAAGCTCAGGTATCGCAACAGCCGCAGGCGCAGTGGGAGATGGGCTACCGCTCGGATATGGATGAGACGCTGGTGAATGTTGCGAAACGGCGTCGTCTGCGGTATCAGGGACGGACCTACAACATTGTGGCCGCTGATGTGATTGGGGCGCGGGAAGGTATCGAGCTGCTGACGATTTCGGACGGAGGGGCGTAAATGCGTGTCTCTGTACGTATTGATGGCGGTCCGCGGGTGGCGGCGGCGTTGCGCCAATTGTCGCATCGGGTCTCGCGACAGGTGCAACTAGAAGCATTGCGACAGGCCGCGGTGCCGATGGCGGAAGTCGCAGAAGAGGCGGCGCCATATGACCCCAATATTTGGGGGCATTTGCGCGAGGAGATGATGATTCGCCGCGCGGTGTATGAGCGAGATGCGGCAGTGGCGATGGGGCCGTGGAAGAAGACGTTCTGGGGGGGATTCCAGGAATGGGGCACCGCGTACCATGAGGCGCAGCCCTTTATGCGCCCCGCGTTTGATCAGACGGTGCAGCAGTCGTTCAAGATCATCCTGGGATATCTGGCGGATGTCCTGATTCGTAAGGGGACAAGTTTCTCGGGACGTGGCTCGGGCGGATCGTTGGCAGAGACCATTCCGGTGGAGACCGAATGACGGTCGAGGATGCGATCATCGCGCGGCTCGAGTCGTTGCCAGCGGTGACCGCGCTGGTCGGGTCACGAATTTACGTCGGGAAACTCCCGCAACGGGCCGTCTTTCCGGCGATTCGTGTGCAGGCAATTAGCACGATTCAGTCCACGCATTTGCGCGGGGCGGGGGCGACGCAGCGATCACGGGTGCAGGTGGACGCGATTGCGTGGGAGGGGTCGAGCCCAGACCCGGTGACGGTGGCGCGCTCAATTGACCAAGCCGCGCATGGACTCGGGGATGGGTCCGCGTTGTGTGGGTGGACGGGTAGTGTGGGATCGCCGGCGTTCACGGTCGTGGCGGTGTTTCCTTTTGGGACGCATGAAGCCTATGACGCGGAGAATGATCTCCGGCAGTATCGCGTGATTCGGGACTATTATGTCTGGTGGCGACGGTAGCCGAGTGATCTCGGTTCATCCGTAGTTTTCTATCGACGAAGGAGCAGGGAACATGGCAGATGTCACTGGCACCTACTACGAAAACACCACGGATATCGGGTATGGCACCGAACTCCTGGTGGGGCAGGGCGATCCGTCGCCGGAGACGTTCATCGCGGTCAAGGGTGTCGTCTCGATTAAGCTCGGCAAGCTGACGAACGAGAAGATCAAGCGGACCCATCTGCGGTCTCCGAATCGTGCGCACGAGTACACGACCGGGCTGGCGGACTACGACGCCATTTCGGTGCGTGTCAATTGGGACCCGAATCACGGGTCGCAGAATGCGGCGGGAGGCACGGATGGGTTCACGGGGCCTGGGTTGCTCGGTCTGAACATTAGTCAGGCGACGACGAACTTCCAGGCGGTCATTCCGATTGATGGGAACCCGTTCACGTGGCCGTTTTCTGGCAAGGTGATCAGTTTCGATCCCCCGGAGATCAACAACGATGGGCTGCTCGAAGCGACCTTCGAGATCCAGCCGGTGAGTGACTACCGCGGCGACCTCCCGTGAGATGTGATCTGAGGTAGGAGCGGGCATGGCCAATCGAGAGAAGGGGGAGTTCGCGCTAACCATCGGCGCGAACTCCTATACGTTCGTGCTCAATACCGCGGCGATGATCGCGGCGGAAGCGAAGGCGAGCACGCCGACCAAAGAAGTCGTGTGGGATGAAATTGTGCAGCGCATGACGAATGGGTCGGCGACGATGTTCGCCATCTTCATCTGGGCCATGCTTCAGAAACATCATGCCTCGTTGACGATGCCCGAGGTGATGGCCCTGATTGATG